AACGCTTACCCATAACGGCACTTCGCTTATACTGCCTGGCGCCGTAAACATAACCACTGTTAGCGGTGATACGGCTATCTTTAGATCATTAGGTAGTGGCAACTGGATATGCATATCATACAAGGCATCTAACGGCAGAAATGTTACTACAGGCTTTAAAGGGGCTGATCTAGCTTCTTCTGGTACTGTCGACTTGAGTACAGCAACCGGTGATTTTGTGGATATAACAGGAACCACTACTATTACGGCGTTTGGCACAGCAGATGCAGGTATACAAAGGGTTGTTCGCTTCACAGGTGTATTAACCTTAACGCATAACGCCACCAGCTTGATATTGCCGGGCGGCCTTAGTATAGTTACAGCCGACGGGGACACAGCTATCTTTAGGTCTTTAGGCTCAGGGAACTGGAGGTGCATTGTTTATACCCGTGCTAACGGCCAGATTAGGCAAACGTTTGGTATTAAGGGCACTGATATCGCTTCAGCAGGTACTACGGACTTGTCTACGGCTACAGGCGCTTTTGTAGATGTTACCGGCACCACAACTATAACGGCGTTTGGCACCGCATCTGCAGGCACCACAGTAACCGTAAGATTTACTGGCTCCTTAACATTAACCCATAATGCGACAAGCTTGATATTACCAACTGGAGGCAATGTTATAACGATAGCGGGGGATGTGGCGACGTTCGTTTCTCTGGGTTCAGGAAACTGGGTATGCGTCAATTATAGTTCGAGCGCTGTAGGCAATGCCCAGCTGGTGCTTAAGAACACTACCGAGACCGCCACAAATGATAATACCGTTAGTAATGATGCCGCTCTAACATTCAGCATGGGTGCAAACATCACTTACAATATTGTAATTAGAGTGTTGGCCTCAATTAGCGCTACAGGAGACTTCCAGTTTGATATTAACGGGCCGGCCTCTCCGTCCTCAATTACTGGCGGATATACTTATACCGCTATTGTAGATGAGGCCACATATAGCGTTAACACAATAGTACAAGGAAGCGGAAGCATTTCTGCATATGCCTCCGCTGTTAGTGTGCTAGCGGGCGTAAATAGCACTATTGCCAGCCTAGATATTGCATTGACAATAGTAAATGGCTCTAACTCAGGTACGTTTGCATTGAGATGGGCACAGAATAGCAGCTCTGGTACCGGTAGTTCAGTCCTTGCAGGTTCTTGGTTAACGTATAAACAGGGGTAATATGAGATACTTAGATAGAAAAACAGGCGAGATTTGTGAAGTAACACAAGAGCAGTGGAATGCCATGCACGGCAAGATAACGCCGCCTGCTTATGTACAGGCCCGTATAGCTGCGTACCCCTCTATAGGCGATCAGCTTGACATGCTATACTGGGATAAGGTAAATAACACCAACAACTGGCGAGAGCTAATCGACTCCATTAAAGTTGCCAATCCAAAGCCTAGTTAATCTACTTGCATTCTCATTGCAGCTTAGTATATTTAGCATGTAATTAATATATTAAGAGCATGACAATGGACAGTGAGATAATACCACGCACATATACTATAAAGCTATCTAAGCACAGGCATGAAATGCTTAAAAAGATGGCGGTGGCAGATAGTAGGTCTGTGTCTAATTTTATCAACTGGTTACTTGCTGAACGTATTGACGCTTATACTCGCACCAAGGCTAACGTAAGGCCGCTTTCTAAACAGTCTGCACCTTGCGATATTTATGGCCCTAGTTGCCTTGAAGATAATAAGTAATTACAATATACATAACATGACTCGCCACGCTTGGCCTGGAACGATAAACCAGTTACCAGCGCACCAAGGCGAGTCACTGTTTACGCTTTTTCGTTAAAGTTACTTAAGGGCGTTGGGCTCCATGCCCGCGCCCTTATTCATTTCTTCCCCTCACACAGCTCTAGCTTATACTTCAGTACCTCGAGTTGTATTCTAAGCTCCTTTACTTCCTTTGCATCAGTTGACCCCCATATAAAAACGGCCGCTACTGCAAAATCAACCATCCCCCACATTATTGGCGTTAAGTCAACCTTATTACTCATGCGTGACCTCTTGTTTACATAAGTCTATAATACGCTTACATAAGCTAATCATGCCTTGCGCACCGTCTGCTACATCTGTCATAGAATGGGCTTTATAATGTTTTTCAAAAATCCATACGCTAAGGGACGGTATCTTGTCAATTGCTTTATCTAAAGTTGCTTGTAAGACCTTAGCGTTATCTGCAGATGCTCTCATCCAAATACGACCCTTTGTGGTTATAAAAAGCCAGGCACCATTAATATTGAAAAACAATATTTTGATTCATCCAAAACTCCGTCCATAACTTAATGCTCATTTCATGAGAAGGCAACCGTTTTTGAACATAATCTTAATACTAAGTTACTTGAGTCTTAGTGGCTTTTATATTATAAATAACTGTATGTTACAATAAATACCAGGCTTTATCATGCATAAAATAGGTTACGCACGTGTGTCTACTGAAGATAAAAATCAAACGTTAGATTCTCAAATAGAACGGCTCAGACAAGAGGGGTGTATAAAAATTTTCCATGAGCACCAGACAGGAGTATGGGACAACCGTCCCCAGTGGCTAGCGTGTTTAGAGTATCTGAGGCCCGGAGATATCTTGGTGGCTACAGAATTAAGTCGTATTTCTAGAAATGCCTTAATGTTATTACAGTTAGCTGCCGATTTTAATAAAACAGGCCTCCATATGAAGACACTTGACGGATTTATTATCGATACAACAACAACCGTAGGTAAATTAACATTTACGGTAATGGCGGCAATATACGAATTTGAACGAAATATGCTTAGCGACCGTACAAGAGCCGGGTTGAAGACCGCTAGGGCACAAGGTAGGGTTGGTGGGCGTCCTAGGTTACTAAATGAAGAGCGCAAGTCTATATTTATAGACCAAGTAGCTCAAGGGAAATATAACACGTCTCAGGTTGCCAAAGCGTTTGGAATAAGTCCCCAATCTGGACGACGGCTAATTAGAGAAGCCAAGGCCGCCGGCACCTGGCCGGGCACAGAAAAGATAATTATGCCTACGATACAGCAATTGACCTCTGTGGCTTAGCTATATATAATACTTGCGACGCGCGTAGGCCTGCGTGGCGACTACTGTTTATATGTCTTGGCTGGCACTATGGCCAGTATGGTTATGGTGCCACGTATTATTTTGAACAATAGTCTATGTTTTTTGCCGAGTATTGCTATCCGATAGTTGGCGTATTCAGGGTGCTTTGATGCTAGCCTTCTGCTAAACGTGAGCGGAGCGGCCATTAGCTTTTCTTCGATATAAGAATGCGCTAAGCGCTTTACGTCTAAAGGTAACTTGGGCCAATCTTCGTTTACAACGCCCCGGTTCAATAAGATTTTAAAGGCGGCCATGATATTCCTCATAATCTCCCATATACTGATTTTCGCGCCCTAAAATTTGCTCAATCCAAAGCTCATCTTCATACTCTTCGATAGATTTTGCCACTAACTCACTTACTAAGGAGCCGGGCGTGCGTCTGCGCTGTATGGCCAGCTCACGTAAAGATTCTGCCACCTGCCCCTTAAATGCCAAATGCACTCTCACTACATTTTCGTTCATTTATTTCCTCTTTATTAAGGTTGGGCAATGATTATTGCCCATTCTCTTGTATTAATAGCTTATTTAGATGTAAAGTCAAGTGTATTTAGGTTGACTTCCTGTGTATTTACGTGTATAGTATGTGGAAAATTACACGTGGAGGTGTTATGAAAACTACTGCTTTGACCATGGGTACTAACCCCATGGTTATAGTTCCGACTGACTTTCAATCTGCTATGGCCATTGCTGAGGTTATGGTAAAGGCAGGCTTTGGCAACTTGAAAAACAAGGAGCAGGCCTTCGTTGCTATGCAGCTGGGTGCTGGGGTGGGGTTGACCCCCATGCAAGCTATGTTAGGCGTCTCTGTTATTAATGGTAAACCTGCTTTATACGGCGATACCATGCTGGCCGTAGTAAAAGCTTCTGGGTTGCTAGAGTATATCAAGGAAGAGATAGTGGGTAAAGATGATATGATGGTTGCGAAATGCACTGTTAAGCGAAAAGGTGAGCCAGAGCCAGTGTGTCATGAATGGAGCGTGGCTGACGCTAAGAAGGCGGGTAAGTGGGGCACCGCCGGCGTGTGGACGCAGTACGGCAAACGTATGTTGCAGATGCGCCCGCGTGGCTTTTCGCTAAGAGACGCGTTTCCTGATTTATTATTGGGGCTCCAGCATACTGTTGAGGAGTTAACTGACGGTCCTATTATAAATGTAACGCAGGAGTCAGATAATAAGTGGACCGAAGGCACCGATCTTATGATGAAGAGAGTGGTTCAAGATACCGTCCTTGAACAGGCCACTAGTTCCAAGGTTAGTTTGTATGGCTCTGGGTCAGTACAAGCTATGGAAGTTGAGAAAAGCGATCTTTACGAGCTTATAGAGAAGATGATAGGTATTATTCTAGATACTGGGGCATTTGAAGAGTATACAGCTTGGTCTAGGACTAACTACCCTATTATACAGGGAGTTATACCCAAAGGCAGCCCTGAGAGCCTTAAGCTAGGTAAGCTGTACATTGAAAAGAAGAAGCAATATGGGACTGTAGCAGGAGAAGGCCATGAATAATGACCAAATATTACAGGCTCTTAGGCATGAGGTGAATGAGCTTTACACGGAAGTAGCTGAGCTTAACAGGATTATCGCAAACATTAAGTCTGTGTTAGGTCAGTATGTAGATGAAGACTGTGCGGGTTAAATTGTACTTGCAAACTCTGGCAGTTTAGTATTAATTGTCCTTACCAACCCAAACAAAGCAAGTAGTTACCCACTCGCTTTTGTTTGGCAAAACCCAAAAAACGGTCTGTCACTAACAGGGCCCAGTCTTAACGGGATTTGTCATGAATATATAATGTAATCCTAGTAGTGTCAACCATGTTTTTTAATGTAAATACAGTGAGAAATACATTGAATATTAATGGCCCGCCTTAAAGGTAAAGAAAAACGCGCAAGGTAGCTGCCCAGCGCGTTTTGAAATAATCACAATCAATCAGTTTAATTACAATTACAGGTTTTCTAAATGAAGAATACACCAAAACAACACAAGAAGTCAAGCAATATTTTATTTCTATCGGATGAGCATCCCATTCATGTTAATAGGGACCTAGCTCGAATATTGGGCTTAGATGAGGCTATTGTCACCCAACAACTACACTATTGGATAAGAAAAAATACAGCCGATGGGGTCAATTACAGAGATGGGTGCTACTGGACTTACAATTCCCTTCCTAAGTGGCAGCAATCCAATTTCGATTTCTGGACTGAATATAAAGTTAAAGCGACATTTACCTCGCTCGTAAAAAAAGGCGTGCTCATCACTGGTAACTATAATGAAGAGCAAAGTAATAGGTCATTATGGTACACAATTGACTACGATAAACTAGATTCTTTGTGTAATTACTACGCCGCAAACCCGCAAGAATGGCCATCAGTCGAAAATCAACCGATGACCGGAGGGGGCGAAAATACTGGCTTTGATGGAGATCCGCCCGCAAACCCGCAAGAATGGCCATCAGTCGAAAATCAACCGATGACCAGTCGAAAATCAACCGATGTATATATAACAGACAAGACTACAGACGAGACTAGAGAAAAAAAAGCGCTAGCGCTAAAAGATAAAATTCAAGTAGATGAGAAAGAGCTTATTGAAGTACCTATTAACTGGACACCAGAACCAGAATTGGTAAAGAAAATTAAAACAGATGCCAAGATATACCGAAAACTAAAGCTCACAGATGATGACATATACCCCGCTGTGCCTAAGTTCAGGGGTTATTACCGCAGAAAAGGAGAATTGGTTGCCGACATATCAGGTGCTTTTGAGTATTGGTGTAGCCAATTGAAGCCTAAGCAAAAGGGGGCTGTTAAAGATAAGCCACAGGAAGACCAGATTGAGAAGCGCATTCAAAGTATGGATGAAAAAGGGTTTACTAAACAAGAGAAGGCTGTTCATGTTCGTATGATACAAACGATAGGGTATAAGCAATACAATGAATATTGTATATGGAACTGGAGGCTAACCAAATCAGATGCCAATTGCTGGACTTTTAAGCGTGATGTAAGTAGTAATATAGGCCTGGGGGCAGAGTCAGCCAGACGATACTTCGAAGACGCTTTAAAAGCGCTAGGAATTGAAATTAACAAGGTGGTGTTGGAATGATGGAATTATTAGCCCTACTGGGCACATTAGCGATGTGCTATGTAATGTTAGATGAGTTTTATGATCAAGGGCGTCTGACTAAAGCGGCATTCTGGCTGCTGTTACTACTAATTGCAGGCTACGCTGCCGACCTTATGTATATAAAGCTATACATACGGGAACTTCGCGAAGGCGTTACTAAAATTCAGCAACAAAGTTGCCAGTCAATGCCCCTCGATGCCAAGCAGGATGAACATAAGCCAGAAGTAACCTACCAACAGCAATATAAGCCCTAATTGCAGGATAAACATGCATCTACGGAACGTGGTCATAACGTGCTAATATAGTAGGCGAGGCACATAGCTGCCAGGTAACTTAAGTTGCCAGACAAAGCAATAACTGCCAATATTTGGGATATTGAGTACAAGCGCTTTAAAGCAGCCATTCCTGAATCGTTTTGCATAATAATCTCCAGTTATATGGAGTATTGTACCACATAATCTCGTATGGCGCAAAGGAATATTCAAGTTTTTTATTAAAAACCTTAAAAAAGGTAAATATATTGTTAATACTCTAGATATATTATGCTTGACTGGATATAAAGTAAGGATTAGATTAAAATACAGTTAACAACGGGCTTACTGTTTATGGTATTAACTGAAATTATGAGTTGGATGGCGGTTATCGTGCTGTTAGTAGTGTGTGGTGTGATGATCTACATAGACTTTGAATGAGATACGGCCCAAAGGGGATTAAACTTTAGGAGATTAATATAAGTAGGGCCGTATCTACTCAATAATATTAAAGCAGTATTGTATAGTCAACTCATCTATAACCATCTTATCTCACCTTAACATGATGTTTGATAAGTTGAGCTGCTTATCTTTCCGTTAGCAAAATCATTAAGGAAATTTAGCGCCTTATCCACATCCCATTGAATGCTGTAAGGTATGCCCAGAGCATCACACTGCTCCTTAAACCATTGTTGCTTAGGTTTTAGCTTCTTTTCTTTTTCACTGCGCTTAAACTCTATAAAGGCTACTCGCCCGCCCTCTACAAGCACACAGTAGTCTGCTACCCCAGCGGTAAGTCCCATACTCCTTAGCATCATGGTATACCCTCTACTGGTGTTCTGCTCATTGGCAACGTGGAACACTAATAGTCTTTTAGAAAACTGGTTATAAGCCTTTAGCATCTTATATCGAGTATAAAACGCAATACACAAATCTTTTTCTTTAATCCCTGCCATTAATACCGCCGAATGAAATGTTAACCAAATATTAACATATTAATGTATACTAGTAATGGACTCTTTATACAAGGAGGGCATTATGTATAAGACGCTAGAGTTACTAGATCAGGCGTGTAGAGAAGATAAAGTGCCCTACTTACACGTAGTAAATAGGGAATTGGTATTGAAGCCTGGTGTTGTTCAATGGGCGTTGTCTTCATTAAGTGAGGTTACAGGAGACTGGCATGCAATACCTGTTATTGAGCATATAAACCACCGTAGAGGCGGCCTTATAGAGGCTGCTAAACAATGGTGTGCTGAAGGGCGTAGCCTATTATACGTGCAAAGGGCGCTAGATACCATATACGAAGGCTTTGGTAGGGAGTCATTTAAGCTTATACCTGCGGTATTTTCTAACTGGATGGGGTTGCTACATAATAACCTAGGCAATCATTGTTTGTGCGAGTGGACAGTACCTGGAACGCACTACAGCGCTGCATACCAACTATCCGATAAGCCATTTATACACCCACAGAATAAAGACGTAGGCAACCAGATCATAGCGCACACCTTTATCAAAGACATGGTAAGTGGCTGGGTGCTAACCCAATCCCACTCTGTACTAGCCCAGCTCAAGAACGGTATAAGGTTCCTAAACTTTGAAATAGCCTACGATACGGAGACAGATGACGTATATTGCCTACATACTCTGGTGAACGGTAAGTTTAAAGACATGTTAGATGACGTGCGTTTGTTTATAAAACGGCACCCTAGTGAGGTGGTGTATGTTAACGTGCATATGGAGCATGCTCACCTAACCGATACTATGGCGCACTCAGAATACGTAGCCTCTATAATAAAAGAGAGCGTAGGCGAGTACCTGGCATCTGGAGAGGGCTTATCTGAACGCAGCTTCAATAGCTTTGTAGAGCAGCACCAGAATGTTATCCTATTGACCGATGACGCTTCCCAGAAGGTACTAGATGAGCAGCAAGTGCTACGTACGATTGACCTACATAGCCCATTACACCCTATCTTTAGAGATGCTGCCCCGGCCTACTTGTCAGCCTGTACTCCTGGTGAGCATGGTCACCTAGTCTTTGCACTAGAGCCAAATGTCGGTACTGGGATACTTTACGAATCCTTAAAGACAGCCTCTGGTAATTTAAACGCCTATCTACCAGACTTCATGGCACAATACCGAGAGTCAGACTGCGGCTTTGTAAGCATAGACTTAGACTACCCTATGTGGGCCGATATAGAGCGGATTATTCATTATAATCTTCTTGAGTAGTATTACTCATCGCCAAATCATCCCTTATTTGTAGCGCCAAAGTAATAAGCCAGTATCAGCATTATAGCGTTAGATAGCCCTATAAGAGTCATTTCAAGGATTTTCTCCTCAAAGGCATTAACGGTTGAGAACTTAAGTAAAAGTATAATAATTAGCAAGAGCAGCATGTAACCCCCTATGAATACCTTGGCAATAAATGCAGGGGTGGTGTCTTTTAGAGTGATCTCGCGCTGCCTCGCATTAGCTCTATCTTCATTGCTTAATGCAATTCGTTGTATAGCTAGCGTATCGATAGTCATCCTCTCATTGGACTCTATTTGCTTAAGCTTGATCTGCGCCTCTGGGTCTCCCTCTATGCGCTTAATTAACTCCGCAGGGTCATTAATATCTCCACCGAACGCAGCCGCTATAGCATTGCCTATAACGCTTGCACCTGGCAAAGGCAATACCGCCCCTATTAACGGAGCGAACCTAGCTACAGTTTTACCAAGGTCTGCAAGGTTCACAGAGCAGCCCTTTTTACCCAGCCCCTAAAGAACTCTCGCAACCTTTCTTTTGCATCTGTGAGCTCAATATAATAACCAATCGCCTGTAATCTCAACTTATCCACTAGAATGCCCGGCTCAGCCTTGCGTAGTGCTGCAGTGGTCTTAATACCCCACTCTCCATCCACCTCTAGAGCGTTGCCCATTTCATTAAGTGCTTCCTGCAATAGCTTTACTGCGCGATTTTCACCCATGTTAACTGAGAACAAGAACAGCCGCCACGCAACACCAGGGTCTATCTGGTCATACTTGTCAGTCCACCAGTCCTTACGATATATCTCCTTAGCCTGATCTTTGGTCAGGGTTGCTATATTTACATGTGGGTAACTGCGCTTGCTTATGCCGTACTTGGTCTCGCCACCTGGGTCATCTGCGTCATTATTATATCCACCCTCTAGCCCTATTAATTTCTCAAAGGCAATGTCAAAATTACTTGGCATGTTTACACCTTGTCTATATATTAACTTCGTGTAAACAATATATGAATGTAGTGTGAATGCAAGATATCACTTGGTATACAGATAAGGTTTTGATTAGAGACCTTAAAGATTATTTAAACAATCCCCGCCGTATGAGTAAGGCCGATTTTGAGCGCTTAGTGCGTGACTTACAGCAAGACGGTTACCATAATCGCATTTTAGTGAACCAAGATAATACCATTATAGGCGGACACTCACGCAAGAAGGCTATGCTAAAGGCTGGTTTTAAGAACAGCGATATAATAGAGGTGCTAAAGCCTAGCAGGCAGCTAACAGAGGATGAGTTCAAGCGTATTAATGTTAAGGATAACCTGCCATTCGGTGAATTTGACTTCGATATACTTGGTAACCACTTTGATGTAGATAACCTTATTGACTGGGGTATGCCTGCAGAGTGGTTGGGTAAGGGTGAAGAAGAGCAATTAGGACAAGGGATAGGTGAAGGTGCCGGCTCTTTAGCAAAGAACTTTATGGTGCCGCCATTTTCTGTGCTTAATGCTAGGGAAGGTTGGTGGCAAGAACGGAAGCGAACATGGCTTGCTTTAGGTATTAAGAGTGAAGAAGGGCGTAAAGAGGGCCTATTAAAAATGGCGCCCGCTTGGAATGTCAAAGGTTTGGTATCCCAGATTCCGGACACTAGTGTTTTTGACCCAGTATTATGTGAACTAGCCTATTTATGGTTCTCACCGCCCGAAGGTACTGTACTTGACCCGTTCGCAGGTGGTAGCGTACGCGGCATCGTAGCTGCTAAGTTAGGGCGTCAATATGTGGGTGTGGAGCTACGGGAAGAACAAGTTACCGCCAACAGGCTGCAAGCTGCAGAAATTATATCAGACCAAGAGCCTATGCCTGCATGGCACTGTGATGATAGCAGGAACATTAATTACGCGCTAAAGGACGTGCAAGCTGACTTCATACTTAGCTGCCCACCATATGCTGATTTAGAGGTATATAGCGATGATCCTGCGGACTTAAGCACGTTAAGCTATAAGGATTTTAGAGACGCGTACTTTGCTATAATAAAGAGGACCTGCGGGTTACTAAAACAGGACTCTTTTGCATGCTTTGTGGTAGGAGAGGTGCGTGATAAACGTGGCAATTATTACAACTTTATAGGTGATACAATAGAAGCTTTCCGAGCCGCAGGGCTTGAGTATTATAATGAAGCTATCTTGGTTACATGTGTAGGGAGCTTACCTATTAGGGCAGCTAAGTACTTTACTAGTGCACGCAAGCTAGGCAAAACACATCAGAATTTCTTGGTCTTTATAAAAGGCGACCCTGTCAAGGCCACTAAGAAATGTGGGGCAGTAGATATAAGCAAAGCCATAGAGGCTTTTGGGGAAGAGCTATGATAAAGCCTATTGTACAAATGCATGATGGTATTCTAGTTGTAAGGGATGATCTGTACCCAGGCGGCACCAAAGCTCGCTTTCTGCCGTTACTGTTTAATGGCGTCAATGAGGTTGTATATGCAAGCCCTCCTGAAGGCGGTGCACAAACGGCCCTTGCAGTATGCGCCCAGAGCCTGGGCAAACATGCCACCATATTTGTTGCAAAAAGAAAGAAGCCGCATCCACGCGCTTTAATGGCCAAAAGACTAGGTGCGACAGTTGTTCAAGTGAAGCCTGGCTACTTGTCCGTTGTACAGGCGCGAGCTAAGGCATATTGTAAATTTTCGGGGGCCAGATTAGTACCGTTTGGAGTAGACTTACCTGAGGCCATAGCAATTATCGCTGAAGCGGCTAAATCGATAGAGGAAGAGCCGGATGAGGTTTGGTGCGCTGCTGGTTCCGGTGTACTTGCTCGAGGTTTAGCTAAAGCGTGGCCAAATGCGAAAAGACACGTAGTACAGGTGGGCCGACAGCTAACATCGCTAGACGTGGCCGGCGCCATAATTCATGTATATCCACAGCCCTTTTCCACAGAGTGTCCCCTGTCCACACCTTTCCCGGCCGACCACCATTATGATGCTAAAGCATGGCAAGTTGCAGTTAAAAATAGTGGGCCAGGTAAAGTGTTATTTTGGAACGTAACGGGGCCGGCAAAAATAGAAAAGGAAACTGGCGGTAAAGCTGTATTGGAGGATGAGGATGAATGTTAGAGAACTCATAGCTGCTTTGGTTGAGTGTGGCGATTTAGATACCGAAGTCAAAATGGTAATGGCCGGTATAGAGCTGTCTATAAATCACATATATACTGCCCAGGATAAGTTTGGTGAGTACGATGATGCTATACTCCTGTACTGTACAAGGCCGGAAAGCGAGGATGTAGTAAACATAATAGCCAACGAGCGGTCCCGTGAACCTAACCCTTGAGCTCTTATCATACATAGCAGTAGCTGCTGCAATATACGGCTCATACCTTAACAGCAATAAGCTTATAGCCGGCTTCTACTACTGGTTCGTATCCAACTGGTGGTTTATAGGCTTCAACCTGTACCACGCACACTATGCTGCAGCTTTATTGAATACTATTTACCAAGGGATTACGGTGTATGGTATATATAAATGGAGTAATAAAGCATGAATATCATAATATGAAACGCAAAGGAGGGCGCCCTAAGTGGGTGCCAAGTGCTGAGGATATAAATAAGGCAGAGACCTATGCTAAGGCAGGGTTGACCGAGGAGCAGATAGCGCATGCTTTAGGTATTTGTTACGACACCCTGAATAACAAAAAGAAAGAGTATGTCGAGTTTTCCGAGGCAATAAAAAGAGGTAAGGCCTTAGGAATAGGCATTGTAGCCAGTGAGTTAATGAAGCTGTGTGTAAAGGAAGGCAACGTAACAGCTATGATATTCTTCCTAAAGACTAGGGCTGGCTGGACTGAGACCCAGGTTAATAAGAACGACAACACCCACTCAGGCAAGAATGGACAGCCTATCCAATATAGTGTAGAAGTAACAGCACACAATGAGCACTGGAGAGATAGGTTGGGTGATATTATGGAGAAAAAGTGATGTTATTGTATTTTAGTATTTTCGCTCTGTTCATTGCTAATTTTGCTGGATGTATGGCTATGTACTATAGCTATAAAACAGTAGGCATGCTCTTTGGTATGCACAAGAGTGTTGAGGAAAGGGTAAACATACTTGAGGAGAAATTGAATAAAAAGGATAAGAAATAATGATTTGTTATTTTGCTTTAGGGCTGGCTGGAGCTGTGGTTGGTATGATTATAAATGATCTAAGTCGCACATTTATAAAGCAACAGCTAGACATTCAGGTTGATATACCAGGATATAATGCCGATAAGGAGTGGTATTTCGCTCAACTGCAATCTGTTAAGAATGAGTTGTCACAGCTTAAATATACGGTTGCAGCATGGGAGGGTGATATTGTTGAGCTGAGAAAGCAGGCAGGCACCTGGCCCTTCCAGGAAGTCACAGAGAAAAAGCGTAACAATAAGGATAAGAAATGACGCTAACTCTTGTAGAGAATCCATAATCTTAATATATTCCAATACTGCATGTATTAAGATGTTATATGAACCACCCCAGCACAATTGAAGAGTACCGTGACCTAGTGCTTAAGCTAGATAAGCTTGACCCTGTAGAGCGCATGGGGTTATGTAGGTGGCTAGCGCGCACTGATTTGTACTTTCTGCTATGGTTTATATGTGGGCGTAAGGACTTAGAGCATCCTTGGTTACTGGCACGCTGTAAGGATGTGCAGACTGAGCCTGACGGATATCTAGACCTATGGTCTCGAGGCCATTATAAGAGCTCTATACTCACCTTTGGCAAGACTATACAAGATATACTGGCTAGCCATGGCGATGACCCGTTATCTGAGTGGGGTGGCATGGAGCCTACCTTTGGTATATTTAGCCACACACGTCCTATTGCCAAGGCATTCTTAAGCCAAATAAAACGTGAGTTTGAGAGCAACCCTCTCATGCGCAGTCTATTTCCAGATATCATATGGGATAGGTGCGATGCTGAGGCGCCTAAGTGGTCTGAAGATGGCGGCATTATATTAAAGCGTAAAGGCAATCCTAAAGAAGCTACCATAGAAGCATGGGGCTTGGTAGAAGGCATGCCTACCAGTAAGCACTACAACATCATTATATATGATGACATTGTTACCGATAAATCAGTGACAACGCCAGAGATGATGGCTAAGACGCTAGATGCATGGGCTCTATCTCTTAACCTAGGCGCTAAGAACTTTAGAAGGCGAATAATAGGCACTTATTATCACTTCCAGGATGCCTACCATGAGATACAGCGTCGCGGTGCGGTGAAGGTAAGGTTCTATCCTGGACGGGAGGGTGGTGCACTAGACGGTAAGCCAGTACTCAAGACAGAGGAAGAGCATAGACAAATGTATCTTGAGATGGGGCCTTATATCTATGGCTGCCAGGTGCTGCTTAACCCTATTGCTGACTCAAAGATGAGCTTTAAGAAGGACTGGCTGCGCTTTCATGGCGGCGTGGACTACTTAAGTGGCAATAAGTACATCCTTGTAGACCCTGCATCTTCTAAGAAAAAGGAAAGCGATTATACGGCCATCATGGTTATAGACCTAGGTGAGGATGAAAACTTCAAGGTGGCGGACATGGTAAGGGACAGGCTCAATCTAGTAGAGAGAGCTGATATAATATTTAGGCTACATAAGAAGTGGAAGCCATTGAATGTAGGCTATGAGCAATATGGCATGCAAGCTGACATAGAGCACATACTAGATAGGCAGAGGCGAGAAAATTATTACTTCAATATAACTCCGCTAGGCGGCAAAACTGCTAAGTTTGACCGTATTGTAGGGCTCATACCAAGCGTATCCCAAGGTCGGTGGTACTTCCCAGATAGCATATTCAAAGCTAATTACGAAGGTAGAATACAAGACTTGGTTGATGTGTTCATAAATGAAGAATTCTTAACATTTCCTGTTCCAATCCATGATGACATGCTAGACTGTATGGCTAGGGTCCTTGACCCTGATTTAGGTATTATATGGCCGAGGAGAGAAGAAGATGATAGAGAAGACCGCTACAGAGTCAAACGAGTTCAACGAGCCGACTGGGCCGGCTAACGATAACAATGATGAAGAACTACACGCTGACATATGGCGTGAGGTAAAGCTAGCGCGTAACCACTTCTCAGAATGGCGCTCTGAGGCTATAAAAGATTACGATTTCTATGCGGGTAGGCAATGGACTGAAGAAGAGATTGCAAAGCTAGCGAAGGATGAAAGGCTTCCTGTATGTTTTAATAGGATACCACGTACTATTAATGCCATGTGTGGCCTGGAAGTACAGAATAGGCAAGAGCCTAACTGCTATCCAGTTGAAGAGAGCGATACTGGTAGTGGTGAATATAACACTAACGTACTGCGCTGGGTGCGACAGAGCTGTGATGCTGAGGATGAGGACTCTGAAGGCTTCAAAGACCTTGGTATATGCGGCATGGGTTGGACAGAAACATATGTCGACTTCAATGGCATGAAAAGGGATATCTTAATTGGCAGAATAGACCCGCTTGAAATGCTCTACGATCCACAGTCTAAGAAGAACAACTGCACTGATGCCAGGTGGGTTGCACATATACAGGAGCTCACAAAAAAACAGTTCGCTGAAGACTATCCTGGTGAGGAATTCAAGCCGTACGCATTTTGGGGGGCGGATGCAGAGGACGGTGAGCCACACGATGCTACTAACGCATGGCGATATGATAATGACCAGAGTGACCATATAGGCAAGGTCAAGACAATGTCTGTTATACAATACCAGTACTGCGTACGGGAGAAGATGTATGCTGTGGCCTCCTCAGACGGGCAGGTTATGGAGATAGATAAGAAGCGGTTTAAGAAGCTTAAAGAACTATTTGATGAATCTGGCATGCAGTACACCGAGATAAGTAAAAAGTTATACAAGCAGTGCATAGTAACTAAGGGCAAAATACTTAAAAAAACCACCCTAGAGTCCACCCAGTTTACCTTCCAGGCTATGACAGGCTATCTAGACCATAGTACCAACACCAGGTTTGGCTTAGTGCGCCTCATGCGTGACCCTCAGATGTGGGCTAACAAGTGGTTAAGCCAGATCATGCATATCGTTAACACTGGCGCTAAGAACGGTTTAATGGCAGAGAAAGGAACCATACCTAACGTTAGAAAAGTAGAGAATGATTACTCCAAGCCAGGCAATATAACAGAGGTTATCCCAGGTGCGCTCACTGAAGGTAGGATACAACCTAAACCAGCTCCCCAATACCCAGATGGCGTAGACAGGCTGCTTAACTATGCAATATCAGCCGTACAAGATGTAACAGGCGTTAGTGTGGAGCTTATAGGTATGGCAGATAGAGACCAGCCTATAGGGTTAGAAGAGAGCCGTAAGAAGGCGGGTATAACCATGTTAGCTACCTTCTTTGACGCATTGAGACGCTACCGCAAGAACAATGCCAGAGTTGTTATGGATTATGTTAGGGCTTATTTACCTGAGGGCACCTTAGTGCGTATAGTAGGCGAACAAGGTGCAAAATATGTGCCTCTGATAAAGGATAAGATGGCGTTTGAGTATGACATTATAGTGGATGATGCGCCTACAAGTACCAACATGAAAGAGCGTGTATTCTCAGTACTATCGCAGTTCCTGCCTATGGCATTGCAAAGCGGTATACCTGTGCCGCCAGACATACTTGACTACGCACCGCTACCTGAGACCTTAATCCAGAAGTGGAAACAGCTTATTAATGACTCACAAAGCAGCCCTGAGCAGCAACAGATGAAGCAGCTACAGATGGCAGACACACAATTAGAGCTGCAAAAGAAACAGGTTGAGATTAAAAAGGGCGAGAGCGATGTTATGCTTAACTATGCTAAAGCTGAGCAAGCACATGCTATAGGGCAAGATGAGAGTGCACAGGCAATGCAGAAGATGGGAATGGAGAATCAGATGAAACAAGAGCAAATGATGGCACAGCAACGCTTGAAAGAGATTGAATTCCTCATGAATTATCAACGTAAACAGCGTGAATCTGAAATGAACATGCAACATAAGCAAGAGATGCACGTAAGGAATATGCAGCAGCCTATGAGGCCTACAGAGGGCGGAGCATATGTGGGATAACTTACGTGAATTGTGGCGGTAGGTATGTTATACGGATTAGGAGCGCTTACAGATCAACAGGCATTGGCGG